CCAAAATATCAGCTAACCTGGTGTCTAGTCCTTCGGACGTGCCTTACGGCTGCGCTTCCTCCCTTTGTTCCCTTCGACGGGACCCATGGGCGGAGTTACGCTGAGCGTCACGCCAGCTTGCTTAAGCCTGACGAGTAGCTCTACATCCGTGGATTCAACTACCAGATCATCTGTCACCCAAGGCCCTAGCCAGGGCCAGGAGGTTACTACTCTACTACCTAACTGCAGGCTAGCCTTGACCCCGATGCTTCTCGGGGGTTCCGGTGCAGTTCTAAGCGATGGTTCTACCGTTGATTGCCTCCGAACGGCGACCCCAAACCGCCTCCCGCCCAATATTGGCACGGGTGGCGGCCTAAAGCCGCTGTGTCCGGAAGCATGGTATTGCCACCGTAGGTACCTCGGTTCATCGCTGAGCGGCGTGTCCGTGGTTCAATGACCACGGTCTTAGCTTTCCACCCGATGTGGGTGGGCATAGCACACGGAGGTTCGCTCTTGATGCTTACCGAAGAAGGACAGCACTCATCCCAGTCCGCTATAAGGCCATCATTGGCCTCTGACAGCGGAATTCGCCTACCTAGATAACCCGTCCCCAGGTGGGACACGAGGTATAACCAGACAGGTAAAACACGACCATCTCGATGGCCGGGCTTGAGGGCCCAGCGCAGCAAGTTGTTCGCTGCTAGGACGATAGTCGCCGGAGAATCCAGCGGGCTGTCGATGTAGAAGGGAGTGACTGATGCTCCATTCAGGTAGTGCTTTCCACAGCTCTCCCTGAAACGGTATTCACCCGTCGAAGCGTACGTCTTGTCCTTATTGATCCGGAATCCTGCGAAAGAACAAACCTCGCAGAACAGGGTATATGACCCAACCGGAAGGACGATGTCGTCGCCGTAGACGGATACCGAGGTGGCATCAAGCCCCAAGAAGTGCGTGCACGCCCAAGCCAAGGAGTAGAACACCAAGGACTCAAGTTCAAACGTGTAGCCATTCCCCATTGCGGAGAACAACTCGTTCTCGTGCATGTCACCGTCAATCAGCGTATACGGCGCCCGGAGTGCGTCTAGCACCCAGTACCACCGCCAGTCCAATTCCACCGTGCTCTGTGAGCCAAGGAGGTTATAGACTATACCACATGTGACAGATTGGCTTGCGCTTTTCATGTCAACAGTAGCATCACATCCTGTGAGACTCGCCTTCTCGGCGAGCTGCTGATTGATAGACTGGTCGTTCAGGTTAATCCCGCTCTTAAAAAGCCGGGACCTAATCATGCGGCCAACCGATAGTTGGAAGGCAACATTAACATCGGCTGGTATGCCGATACCTCGACCTGTCATCGCGTTCTTGGTAACGCATTCGTACCTGTCGTACTGGGCAATCCTTGCCCTGCATTCCACTGGAATAATGGTCCCATCGGACCCCTTTCGGCCTTGCTCGAATGCCCAGAAGGGCTCTCCCGAGATCAGCCGCAGGTACAGTGGATAAGCGCCGACGGTACACGTGGGTGTCCCTAAAGCTATCTTATTCTCGACGGTCGCCTGATGGCGCCGAAGGGAAAGCGTGCTTTTCGGGCCGAATCTCCAGCCGTCCCAGAACTCCGCTTCCGAAAACGGACCTAGAATCGCAGCGATTTTCTTCCGCGCAAG